CCAACAATCGTGTCGTCAACCTTAATACTTCCGGCACCCTGCCCTGAAACAAACGCATCCTCATCGAAGGGTTCGCTAAAGACTATCTCTTGGGGTGTAGCAGACATGCCGGAGTAGAACATGTGGTTCTTAAAAGCAGCAATGTGTTTTGCACCAGCTACCGCACTGTTGCTTACATCTGTTGCAGTAAGGGACGTATTGAATATCGTAGGAGCGTTAGTCTGGTCAACGACTATGATTTTTTCGTTGCCGTCAAAGTTGTATCGCTCAAAATTGTAACGGGCTGCGTTTGTTCTTCCGGTGTCTCTCACAGTCCAAGTTTCAGAAACAACATCATCGACTGCGTGTGCTGCAGCGGTAGTGCTGCTCGTTGCCCTTGTTACACCTGTCAGGGTCAACGCAGTCTTACCTGTGTAGGTAAATATTTCAGAATTTATCTGGACAGTGCCGCTGGAGCTAAACCCGTCAGTGCTGTCAAGGTTTAATGTTCCAGCCCCTGTCATGGCTGTAGCTGAAGCAATACCCTGTGATAACTCACTAGATGCAGAACTAAATATCTTTTCGCCTCGTGCAGCCAATACAAAGTTGTTGAACTGCGTAGACATTAAGACAGCTTCACCAGACGAGTTTGTTTCAGGTACAATCTGATTTACAAAGGGACGAAACCCCAACATCCTTTTGTACCCGCCACCAACGTCAGGCTCAAAGTTTTCCAACTCAAGAGCTTGTCCCGGCTGCATAATAAAGGTAGACCTGTTTAATATCAAGCCACCCTCGCAGTTGAAAGAAAGGGGGCTAACCCCTTGGAGTTCTAAATCCGGCATATTAAACTGCTCTCATGTAATCTTTTCTGTTTAGTAATTCTACCTTCATACGTTTTAAGCCATCTTCATATTCCTTCATAGCAAACTGTGCCGTCTGAGTATCGGAACGAAACATGTAGGTATAGTATTTTGCACGGGCATTAATAACGGGTTCGAAACGCTCCGGTACAATTGATGTGTCTGTAGCACCCGACAAAGCAGATGAAGAAACATAATAATCAAAAGTTAATGAACGGTTACTTGTGTCCGGTATAGGTGTCAATCCGATTTCATTATTGTAGCTGGTGTAAACAAACTCCGGGTCCCCAAACTTATCTACATCAGGACGAGAGTCTCTCTCTCTATATCGTTCGTTGTATTCCTCATAAGACAAATACTTTAACTGTATAGGTGTTATGTTTTCACTCAATTCAACTAACTTGACAAAGGCTGCGCTTCCGGCTGCTTCTGTAAAGCTTACAAAATGACTTGTAGCCGTAGCTGTGAATATAGTTTCGGTAAGAAGAACCTCGTTACCACTACTGATTGTCAGGGTAGAAGATTTAGTTTGCGAACCACCAGAACTCGTTCCTATTTCCAAAGTTAGCGTTGCGCCACTTGTCTGTGTTAAGACTGTGTAAGACCTGCCTACAATTAAATCATTAACTTGTTGAGTTGCCTCTGCGTTAGTCAGTAATAGAGTGTTACCAAACTTAGAACTCGCTGCAGGAGAACCACTCACTGTAGTCCAGCCTGTTATACTAGCCGCTCCCGCAACCTCGTAGGTTCCGTTGGTTATGTAGTTCTTAGGCTTTAGTATCATGTTATCGTAGTCTACGTACTTTAGTGTAGACGCAATCGAAGCGTAGCTGTACAACGATTTACCTGCAATAACGTCAACAGACCCTTCAGCGTGAGTAAAGGGCCAGTTTAATTCAGAGTTTAGTATGTCAGAGATAGAACGGTTGATGTAATCTTTTACAGTTGTCTGCACACCACGAGAAGTAGCAAACGTAGAACTGGTAAGCTCAACTTCGTTCATGTCCCGAAGAACATTGTTTACTAACACAAGATAACTACTAGCCATTTACCTTACTCTTCTTCTCTTTTAATTTGTAGTGCTTGACCCCACCGGGTAAAGTACGTATAAGCTTTAAGTCTTCGCTTTTGTATACAGGGGGGAACTTTGTCCTTCTTAAATAAACTGGCTTTAAGAACTGGTGAGGTATCACTTTTTATTCCAGTTTAGGACTGTACGATGTTTTTTCCAAAACCAGTTGCCCACACGAGTAAAGGGCTTGCCACAATTTAGCAAACCCAGTGCAAGGTAACTAGTCAAACAGGGACGGATACCCCTCGTCTGTGATGTCATCCAAAGCTTGAAGCCTACTGTTAGCTTCTTCCCAGCTTCCAATAGCTTTGTCCATTTCTTCAAGAAGGTCAGGATGCTCCCCAATAGCTGCTGGATTTTGGAAGTAATTTGTGAGAGTATATTTTGCACTTTTTTTCTGTGCCTCATATCTGTAACGCAGTGCGTCTATTGCAAGTTGTTTCATAGTATTCCCTTCAAAAGTATTATATACTGATTTTGAAGTTTAGTCAAGAATTTAATTGATAAAGGCAGATGCGGTAGAAACCATCAACGCTATCAAGAGTCCAATACCGATTGCAAAAACCATCACTATCAGAGCCGCTACCTTGATGTTTTCCATTATTTCTTCTTGTCGTAGGATTTCTGCTTTTCGGGCTGCAGCAGCAGCTTCCTTTGCGGCCTTGATACGATTGGCCCGTTCAGTAACGATACCCTTCCAAGTTCCCGGCCCGAACCGCATGTCAACCATCGTGGCTACTTCTTGGAGTTTTTCTGCAGCGATACGTGCATCAATGACTTCACGGGCAACAGTGTCTACACCAAACTGGTCACCAATACCTACGTTACCCGCTTTTTTGTTGCGAACTTGCTGTACCTGCTTTTCGCCCTCGAACAGATTATCTATGTAACCTGCTATGTCCCCGATGTCGTTGGCGGTTCCTATTGCAGATTTGATACCATCTACGGCACTCTTCACAAGGGCTATACCCGCGAGTGTTTCTGCAATCATGGTTGGTTCCTACTTTGGTTGGGGTCTACATACTGCGGTTATCTTTTGTCTTTTACCCCCACTTGCTGGAACAGACTGTTGTCGCGACAATCTTTGAGCAAAGTATAGGCATCTATCCATGTCTACGAACTGTTGTGTGCGGTCTATTATATTTGCACCCAAGTACACGTATAGCACAAACACAATCATTCTATCTCTTTATCCATTCCAACGCAGAAGCAATTCTCATCCGGGTTGTAAAACCCGTGTTCGGTTACAGCTACGTGACAGTGAGAAAGCCATTTGTGAGTAGAGTGTACAGCAGCTTTTACCTCAACAGGGCTAACTGCAATAAGACAAAACATAACTACGCCACTAATTGCCAAGACTTACTCGCATCCAAGCCCATCCATTTGCTCCACTCTGCGTAGTAGTGGCGCATACCAACTTCGTCGTGAATGGTACTGTTCTCGTGCCGCCCGTGCAGGATGTTGCGAGGTTCGGTTCCCTCACGCATTGTTGTACCCTGACCTGCTACGCCTATGAGGTCTTCGTGTAGGTTACGCCCAAACGGACCCCAGATAGAATTGTGGTGCTTGATACGAGTCTGCCGTTCCTCTGGGGTATCTTTTTTAAGACCGTAGCCGCGAAACTCAATAAGAACCTTGTTTGGCCCAAGAGGTGTAACGCTATCACTTCGGTAAGCACTACCGCGCAGGTTAAAATTAAATCCGGGGAACAGGTCAACCATGTACCACTGATTGGGTGGCAGGTTAGGGAAACTAAGCTCTCCTCTATCCTCAAAGCCGTCGTACTCCTCGTAGTTAACGGTGAAGCTGCTAACATTAACATGTCCGTTATCGAATGGTATGTTCTTTCTAGCAAAGTATTCATCGTTAAACCCTGACACACGATTAAAGTAGTGCATAAAATCGTGGTAGAACTCGCTGTTGGTATCGTGCCACAGCTTGTAGTTTGTATCTATTACTGCCTTGTGGTAGTGAAAGACTTCCATTTCTTCAGTGTCGATAGCATCCGCAATACAGTCAAATGCACCGCCTGTCCACTCGTCTACACTTTGCGTTGGGTTAGGGTCTAGGGTAACCCAGACCATGCCGCCATGTTTTACTTCACAGTGTAGCTGTGGTTCAACTGTTACGATTGGTGCAGCTACAGTACCCGAAGGTGAATTAAATCCGTAGTTACGGTATGCCCTAACACCATCTTTGGTATTAACTGCAATTACATTTTGTCTAGCAATTTGTGTGGTCCTGTAGTTACCCTCATTGTACATCTCAGAGATGTGGCACATAGGAACCCACACCTTAGAGAAGATGTTTTCTTGTTCCTGCTTGTAGATGTCGTGACTAGAGTAGATTGAAGAACTGATGTGTTCTACTTTGGGAGTCTTAGTCCAGTCTCTATGATTACGTGGTGGCACTAATCAAATAATCCTTTTACAATTGACATACCTTCTTCGGCATACTTTTCTATAGTAGACTTCTCTGCACTATCCGCAGCTTTACGACTAAATGTCTGCTTGCGTATGGAATCTTTTTTTGTCACGGGACTCCAAGTTTTACTTGTTATAGTACCTTGTTTATTACGGTACACAATATAATTGCCTTCTTGTTTTCCGTATGTAGACATTAAAACTCCCCCGCTCTCATCGCGTCCGAAAGTTTAACGGCCCTCGAACCCACTTGCTTCGCCCATCTGGAATCCAACATTTCGATAGATGCTATCTCGTAGTTACCGTCGTGGATTGCACCCCACATGTTTTTAAATTTACACAAGCGGGGAACTCCCATATTAAATGCCATGTCCATCAGTATCAACTGTCTTACACTATCTAAGTCTTCAACGCAAGGATGAACTCGACACAGTTCGTTTTCGACTATGCGGATGTCGTTCATGGCAAGGTAACGAGCGTCGGCTTCGGTAATACCGTGTTCGTAGACCACATCCATGCTAGGAATGTCCATGTAGTCTAGCTCTTCTTTGGTAATGCCTCTGTCTTTAAGGTTGCGACCAATGCCGATAGTTTCGATGCCCAGACTGTCTTCATACACAGTAAGCACCATACCCTCATGGTGAATTAGTTTATCTAGGAAATGTTCTGTTCTGTATTTCATTTGGCTTTACCCCAGTTAGTTATTTCTTCGATGGTTCGTCCACACCCGATACACTTAACTCTTTCCTTATCCAATACACAAATTCCTTTGCACGGACTCTTCTTAGTCATGCAAGACTTGTATCTGCAACTTCAGTTTAGCAAGTTCTATTTCTAGTTCGTGAACTCTACCTACTGTGTCCTGCACAGACTTAGGCGGCTCAAATTTATCAATCCAGTCGTCATTCTCTTCAACTTCTTGCATAGTCAATTCTAGATTGTGTTCAAGAAACGAAATGCGTTCAGTGAGGCCAAAATAAACCCAAACACTGACAGCAGTAAACGCAATCATGCTAATC